GTCGATTGACACAGTGCGCCGCGCGATCTCGGATGCCCTTCGGCCGGACGCCAAGGTGCTGGTAGACCAGTGGGCCGAGGACAACCGAATCCTGCCGCCCGACACGCCGGAGCCGGGGCCATTCCGCAACACGCGGACGCCGTACCTGATCGACATCCAGCGCACGATGTCACCCGGCAGCCCCTTCCGCGAGGGCTGGTGGCAGAAGCCTCACCAGGTCGGCGGGTCTGTGTCGGGCGAGAACATGATCGGCGCTTGGGTGTGCGCGGCGGCCGGTTCCCTCCTCGTCGTCTTCCCGACGCTGGACGACGGCAAGCAGTGGGAGCTGCAGCGCTTCGAGCCCATGCGCGCGAACACGGCGGCGCTGCGCAAGCGCATTCGCTCCGGAGGCGAGAAGGGGAGCGGCAACACCAAGATGCGCAAGCGCTACCCGGGCGGCGTCATGCGTCTGGTGGGCGCGAACCGGGTTGGCGCGCTGAAGTCCGCGACCTATCGCTACATCAAGTTTGAGGAGTGCGACGAGTACCCCGCCGACATCGACAACCAGGGCGGAACGATCAGTCTCGCGACCGCGCGGGCCGCGAACTTCGGCAACCGCGCCAAGATTTACGGCGACTCCACGCCGACGGTTGATGGTGCGAGCAACATCGCCGCGCAAGTGAAGCGAGGCGATCAGCGCAAGTGGTTCATGCACTGCCCCGACTGCGGGCATCCGCAGACGCTGGTGTGGTCGCAGATGAAGTGGCGCGACGGCGACCCGGACTCGGCCGCGTACGCGTGCTGCGAGTGCGGCGCGCTGAACAGCGAGGCGGCGTGGAAGGCTCGGAACTACGCGCTTCGGGCACCTGGGATGAGCGAGGCGGAGGCGAAGGCCGCGGGACTCGCCTACTGGGAGGCGACGGCGGTCGGTGAGCCCGGTGTGGCGAGCTGGCTGGGGTTGAACGCGCTGGGCGCGCCCCTCGGGTGGCGGCCCTGGCCCCAGCTCGTGATCGACTGGCTCGCGGCGAAGGGCGACGAGAACAAGCTCAAGACCTTCACCAACAACATGCTGGGGGAGACCTACAGCGAGACCGTTCGTAATCAGGTCGGCGCCGGGGATCTTCAGAACCGCGCCGAGGCCTACGAGCTGATGACCTGCCCGCAGGGCGGTCTGGTTGCTGTTGCTGGTGTGGACACGCAGGACAACCGCCTTGCCGTGGCGATTCGCGCTTACGGCCGCGGTGAGGAGAGCTGGGGCATCTGGCACGGTGAAATCTTCGGCAGCCCAGCTCAGCCGGAGACCTGGACGAAGCTGGCTCAGCTGCTTGAAGCGCCGATCACCCACGCGAGCGGCCAGGTGATGCGGGTGGATGCCGCTGCAATCGACGCAGGCGGTCACCACGCGGAGGACGTGTATGCGTTCACCCGCGCCGCAAAGCTCCGCGGCAAGCACTGGTTTGCAGTCCGCGGCGCCAAGGCTTACGACCACCCCAAGCTCGGGCGGCCGAAGACCTACGAGTACACGTGGCGCGGCAAGCCCGTCCCGGGCGGTGCCGAGCTGCGATGGGTGGGAACGCAGGCCATCAAGAACCTGATCGACGGCCGACTGGCCCTCGGGGAGCGCGGGCCCGGCTACTACCACATGCCTCTCGGCTTTGGCGCCGACTACTACCAGCAGCTGCGAGCGGAGCGGCGCGTCTGGCGCAAGGACGGCAAGACCGGCAACCGGGTGCTGTGGTGGGAGTGTCCGAGTGGCGTGCGCAACGAGGCATGGGACTGCGAGGTGTACGGCTACGCAGCGTACCTCTACACGATGAGCGGCCAGCACGCGGAGACCGTTTGGCGCGCCCGTGAGCAGCTGTTTGCGCCGCGCCATCCCGATTTGTTCGATCAGCCGGCGATCGCGTCACCAACTCCACCTCTTGCGCTACGACCGCAAGCGTTCGCACCCGCAGTGCAACCGGTGGCAACCGAGGTGCAACCGGTAGCGCCCGCCGTGCAACCGCAGCCAAGTCCGGCCGCAGAGCGGCGGCAGGTTCAGCCCGAGCCCGAGCCCGAGCCGGAGGAGCCGGAGCCACAGCTGCAGGTCATCGACTTCAGCGCGGTGCGGCAGTACGCCGCGGCGCCACCGCCACAGCCAGAGCCACCGCCATTGCGCCGGTCGCAGTCCAGCTTCGTGCGCAGCTGGGGCTCGGCCGGTGTCTAGACCTTGGAGAGCACATGCAACAGAACATCATCGCTGGCGACACGCTCAGCTTCGCCAGAAACTGCACCGCCTACCCGGCCAGCGCCGGCTGGCGGCTCCTCTACACGCTGATTCCGCGCGCCAGCTCGGCGCAGCGCATCAACTTCGACAGCCAGGCCGACGGGTCAGCGCACCGCGTCAATGTCGCCGCGGCGCTGACGAAGGGCTGGGCGCCGGGCGACTACGCCTGGGCCTGCACGGCCACTGATGGCGTGAATGTCTGCACCGTGGAGCGCGGGCAGTGCGTGATCGAGCCTGATCCGCGCGAGGCTGCCTCGGGTACCGACAGCCGCAGTCTCGCGAGACGGGCGCTGGACGATGCCCGCGCGGCCATGGCTGCATGGTCGCCCACACGTCGCCGCTACAAGGTCGGCGACCGCGAGCAAGAGTTCAACAGCGCCCAGGAGATCCTGCGCGTCATTGCCTACTGGGAGCGGGAATGCGCCCGCGAGGAGGGGCGCCCGCTGGGTGCGCGAATCTACTTCGGGACGCGCTGATGTCGGGCGGCTTCAAGACCTTCAGCGAGCCCGGCAGCAGCATCCTGCGCGACTTTCGAGCCGCCATGCAGGCCCGCCGACAAACGGGGCTGCCGCTGACCACGCCGCTGCGCGCGCAGCGCAGCTTCGCGGCCTCGCAGTCCACCGTCCTGTCGGCAGGCTGGCCGACATGGGATGCTTCGATCAACAGCCTGCTGCGTAGCGCGCTGCCGGTGCTCAAGGCTCGCAGCCGCCACTGGTCGCGCAACACGGGTCAGGGCCGACGATTCTTGAACCTCGTGCGCAATGGCGGGGTGGGGCCTGCAGGGTTTCCGCTGCGGATGCAGTGCGGCGATTGGGTCAAGGGTCCAGGCGGCTACAAGTGGCAGCTGGACAAGCTGGCCAATGACGCCATCGAGGCCGCTTGGCTGGAGTTCTGCCAAGCCGGCAACTGCGACGCGTCGGGAAAGTTCAGCTTCGGCGAAGCCTGCCGCCTGCAGCTGGAGATGGTGGCTCGCGATGGCGAGTTCCTGGGCCGGCATCTGCGCGGTGCGCCCAACAAGTGGCGCTATCAGGTTCAGCTGCTCGCGACCGACCGCCTGGACCACAGCGCCAATGCCGATGCGGTGGGCTCTGGCAATGAGGTGGTGCTGGGCGTGGAGCGCAGCAGTGTGGGGCGCCCGGAGTTCCTGCATGTGTTGCGGGCCAATCCTCTGGACGCCCGCGGCACGCGCAACGCCGAGCGAGTGCCCGCAGGCGACATGCTGCATGGCTTTGTGGCCATCGATCCCGAGCAAGTGCGTGGCGTGCCCTGGTCGCATGCCGTGCTGCTGGGCTCGCACATGCTCGCGGGCTTCTCGGAGAGCGCGGTCTTCGCCGCCCGTGCGGGAGCCTCCCAAATGGGCTTCCTGCAGCAGACGGCCGGCGAAGGCGGACCGCTTCGACCCGAGGAGCTGGGCGTGAAGCCCGACGCTGACGGCGAACTGAGCAAGGAGCTGCGCCCCGGTGCCGTCGATCTGCTGCCGCCCGGCGTCACGTTCGTGGGCTTCGATCCGAAGTATCCGAGCGATGCCTTCGGTCCGTTCACCAATGCAGTGAAGCAGGACATTGCGGCCGGCCTCAACGTGGCCCACCACAACCTCAGTGGCGACATGACCGGCGTGAACTACAGCTCGGCGCGAATCGCTGAGCTCGCTGAGCGCGACGGCTGGCGCGGCGTGGCGCACTGGTTCATTGGGGCCTGGGTGGTACCGGTCTTCCGCGAGTGGCTGCAACTGAGTCTCTTGGCCAGTGCGATCCGGCTACCTAGCGGCGCGGCGCTTCCCGCCAGCAAGCTGGACAAGTACCTGGCCGGAGTGCAATTCCACGGCCGCGGCTGGGACTGGGTGGACCCGCTCAAGGAGGTCAATGCGGCGCGCATTGCCCGCGAGGAGGGCTTCACCACGCGCACGCAGGTCGTGGCCGCGAAGGGCGGCGACTTTGAGGACAACGTGGCCGAGCTGGCGCAGGAGAGCGAGATCCTGGCCGCGCACGGCGTGACCCTGGGTGCGGCTCAGGCCGGGCCGCCGCCACAGAAGGCGGCCCCCGTCGCCGCCAACCCTGAAGAAGAAAAGGAACTCGAAGAATGAATACGTTCCAGCGCGCGGCCCTTGTCGCCGCTGCCCTGGCGATGGCGGGGCCGGCTGTGGCCGAGCGAGCCATGGCAGCTCCGGTCGGCGAAACGCCGCAGCAGCTTGCCGTTCGGCTGCACGCGTCCGACGTGCTGCGCCTGTACGCCAAGGTCGACAAGGAAAGCATCAACGAGGAGGCGCGCACCGTCGAGATCGCGTGGGCCAGCGAGGCGCCTGTGCCCCGCTGGTTCGGCTTCGAGGTGCTGGACTGCACGACCGACAGCATTCGCCTAGCGCGGCTGATGGATGGCGCGCCGCTGCTGTTCAACCATGACCGCGACGGCCTCATCGGCGTGGTCGAGAGCGTCAGCATCGGCTCGGATCGCGTCTGCCGCGCAGTCGTGCGCTTCGACACCTCCGAAGAGGCTGAGAAGCGCTGGCGCCAGGTGCTCAACGGCGTCCTGCGTCACGTCTCGGTCGGCTATGCCGTGTCCGCGATGGTGCTGGAGTCCGACGAGGACGGAATCCGCACCTACCGAATCACCGACTGGGAGCCCTATGAGCTTTCCATGGTGACCATTCCCGCCGACCACTCGGTGGGCGTCGGCCGAAGCGCCGATCTCTTCTCTGTTTCGGCTGCGGCCTCGGTGGCCGCAGATCCTGCAACCGTCCCCACAACCGATCCCACAACCATTCCCGCAACGCCGAAGGAAAACCGTTCCATGCCGCAAACGATTGAAACCCCGACCCAGCCACCGGAGAACGCCGACGTGGTCCGCCGCGACGCCCTGCTGGGCCTGGGTCAGCGTTATGCCGATTACATCAGCATCGCCGATGTGCAAACCGCCTGCCGCGATGGCCACACGCCCGAGCAGCTGCAGGAGCTGGTCATCCAGCGCATGACCAGCAAGCACAGTGACACGCGCAATGCGCATATCGGCATGAGCGATAAAGACGTCGGCCGCTACAGCGTGGCTCGCGCCGTGGCCGCCATGGTGACGGGCGACTGGAAGGCGGCCGGCCTGGAGCGCGAAGCCAGTGAAGCCGCCGCCAAGATGTTCGGTGGCACCTCGCGCGGCCTGCTGCTGCCGATGGACGTGATGAGCCGCTCGTTCAACGTGGGCACCGCGGCGGAAGCCGGTAATCTGGTGCCCACGACGCTGCGTGACGACATGTTCGCCGACGTGCTGCGAAGCCGTCTGGCCATGGGTCGGCTAGGTGCCACGATGCTGTTCGGGCTGACCGGCAACGTGGATCTGCCGCGCAAGACTTCGGGAAGTGCGCTGAGCTGGCTGACGGAAGTCGCCGGCGCCGCCACCACGCAGGTCAACACCGGGAAGGTCAGCCTGACGCCCAAGCGCATCGGCGGTGTCATCGAGTTCAGCAAGCAGGCCGTCATCCAATCGGCGATGGCGGTGGAGCCGCTGCTGCGTCAGGATGTGATGTCCGAGTATCAGGTGCAGTTCGAGACCGCGGCCATCAACGGCTCGGGCGCTGCCGGTCAGCCGCGTGGCCTGCGCAACACCAGTGGCGTGGGCTCGGTGGTGGGCGGTGCCAACGGTGCCTCGCCGACCTGGGCGCATGCCGTGGCGCTGGAGAGCGCCTGCGCCAACGTCAATGCCGAACCCGATGCGCGCAGCGGCTACCTCATCAACACGCGCTTGCGCGGCACGTTCAAGACCACGCAGAAGGCGGCGAACCTGCCTTTCATCTGGGAGAACGGCGCAACGCCGCTGAACGGCTACCGCGCCGAGGTGACCAACATCGTGCCCAACAGCCTGTCCAAGGGCACGAGCGCGGGCGTCTGCAGCTCGCTGATCTTCGGCAGCAACTGGGAGATGTTCGTGATGGCCCAGTTCGGCGCCATCGAGCTGCTGCTGGACGAGGTGAGTCTGGCCGCCAACGGCCTCAACCGGCTGCTGCTCAATGCCTTCGTGGACACGGGCGCTCGCCGTGCGGCCGACTTCTCGGTGATGGACGACGCTCTGGCTGGCTGATCGTTCGCGCGCATCTCCTGAACTGGCCGGCGCGTGTGACGCGCTGGTCGGCCAACCCCACCCTGTTCCCTGCCCGCCGGGCTTCGCCCGAGCGGGCTTTTCCGTTTGGAGAAACCAATGTTCCAACAGACCGCCAAGCCCGTTGACCTGATCGTCATCGAGCCCACCCGCATCGACGCCCAGCCCATCGAGGCCGGTACGGTGCTCAAGCAAGTCCCGCCCGATCTGGCCATGGAGCTGGCCGCGGCTGGCAAGGTGCGAGTCGCCACCGAGGAGCTGATCGCCGAGTATCAGGACCGGGCCAAGGCCGCCAAGAAGCTGGCCAGCGCCGAGGCCGGCAAGGCGGCCGACGCCCAGGCCGCCGCCGACGAGCGCATCGCCACCACCGTGGCGGCTGCAGTCGCCGCGGCGCTGCAGGCTGCCGGCGTGGTGCCAGCCAACCCGGCCAATCTGACCAATCCGGCCAAGAGCTAAGACATGGCGGCCGGTGAGACCGATGCGGATCTGCGGGAGCTGATGAAGTTGGAGGGGACGCCGGCTGAGCTGGCCGGCACCTCCGTCCTCGGGATATTCGAGGAGCCCCTGACGGTCGATCCGCTTGGCGGTCTCGGTGTTGCCGCGGGTCGGCCCCAGTACCGCATGCCCAGCTCCGATGTCCCGGCGAACGTGACGGATGCGCCGCTGCAGCTCCTGTATCGCGGAGTCCTGCGGCGCTTTGCTGTGCGAGAGCACGAGCCCGACGGCACCGGCCTGACGGTGCTGAAGCTCAGCGAGGCCGCATGAGCGCTTCCGGCTTCAGTGACGTGACGCTCGCCGCGAAGCGAGCGCTTCAGGCCGAGCCGGCCGTGGCGAATGGAAACGTCCGTCGCGGCCAGCCCCGGCCTCTTCAGGCCGGGCAAGCTGTCGCCGCCCTGGTGTTGCCAGCGGTCGCCCAGGGCGACGACGAGCACACGAATGGGCCGCGGGACTGGCGCACCACGGTTGTCGTGGAGCTGCAGGCCCGCGCCCATGCCGGCCAGGAACCCGAGGACGCGCTGGACGTGCTGCTCTGCGATGCCTATGCCCGGCTCACGCGCCTGGCCGACTTCTGCCCGGCAGTTGTGGAGGCCATGGGCACGCCGCGCGTCGAGTGGGACATCGCTGAAGCGGACACCGCCATCGCGACCGTGCGGCTCGCCTTCACCGTGCTGCATCGCACGCAGCCGGGCTCGCTGATCTCCGACACCTGACCCAACCCTTCACCGAAACGACGATGAACACGAAGACCCGTATCGAGCCCACCGAGGGCAACCCTGAACCGCTGCCGCCCGTCGGCGGCCAGTGGACCCGTGATGACGACGGCGGTCTGCGGCCGTCCGACCGTGCAACCGCGGCGGCGGCCGGGCTGTCCTGGCCCGAGGAAGTCGCCGCGCTCGACGGTGCCGAGGTCGCGGACGCCGCGGCGAAGAAGCGCGTGCGCTGACCCAACGAAGGAGCAACAGAATGCCCCGCTATACGCGAAAGTCCGCCATCCTGGCGGCGAAGGAGGCCACCGCAGGCGTCGATGCCGCCCCGACGGGCGCGGCCAATGCGCTGCTGGTCTCCAACCAGAGCATCAACCCGCTCAACGCGACGAACGTGGACCGCGACAACGTGCGGGCCTACTTCGGCGGCAGCGAGCAGCTGGTGGGGACCGCCTACAAGGAGGTGTCCTTTGACATCGAATTGGCCGGCAGCGGCACCGCGGGCACCGCGCCGCCGTGGGGCGCGTTGCTGTGTGCGTGCGGCTTCGCGGAGACCACCGCTGCGACGCCGGCTCGCATCGAATACACGCCCATCACGGACAACGTGCCGAGCGTGACCATCTACTACTACATGGACGGCGTGCTGCACAAGCTGCTCGGCGCTCGTGGCAACTGCGAGATCAGCGCCGGCATCGGCGAGATCCCGAAGCTGAAGTTCACGTTCCAAGGCATTGACGGCGGCGACACGGTCGCGGCCACGCCCGCCACCACGCTCTCCGCCTTCAAGACGCCAGTCGTCATCAACGATGCGAACAGCGGCGATGTGACGCTGGGCGGCGCGCTGGCGGCCGGCGCCGTGACTGGTGGCCAGGGCTATCCGGGCAAGGGCCTCTCGCTCAGCCTGGGCAACGAAGTGCAGTTCGTGCCGCTGACCAGCTCGGAGGGCATTGACCTGACGGGCCGCGCCGTCAGCGGCAAGGTCTCGCTGGACCTGACGCCTGCGCAGTACGTCGCGGCCATGGCGGACGTGAAAGCCAACGTCGTGACCACGCTGTCCTATCAGTTCGGCACGCAGGCCGGCAACATCGTTCTGCTGTTCGGGCCCGCGGTTCAGCGGCTGAGCCCGAGCTACGAGGACTACAACGGTCGAGCGATGGCCAGCTATGACCTTCGCTTCGTGCCGAAGAGTGGCAACGACGAGTTGCGTCTGGTCCTGCTGTAACCCACACCGCTGCCTTTGGGCGGCTACCCCAAACACATCGAGCGCGAAGGCGCCCAGCTGCGCGGCCCCGGCGATCAGTCCGGGGCCGCTGTCGTTTCAGATCCTCAGGAGCATCCATGTCCTACAAGTTCGCCGTCGCCCCCATCGTCAACGTTCCGGTTCGCCTCGTCGTCAATGACGGTGACAAGGCGGCCACATTCAAGTTCTCGCTGCAGTGCGACCGGCTCAACCAGGCCGAGGTTTCGGAGCGCGTCAAGGACGACAGCCAGACCGTCAAGGACTTCATGACGGACGTGACCAAGGGATGGTCCGGTCAGACGCTGGTGCTGGAAGAAAGCACCGGCAAGCCGGCCGAGTTCTGTGCTGACGCGCTGGCGGCGCTCTTCAACTTCCCCGGCGCCGCGTTCGCGGCGTACCAGTCCTACCTGAAGGAGTTCGGGGCGAAGGAAAAAAACTGACCGAGACCGGCCGGCTGCTGGCTCGCGGTGAGCTGCAGCTGGGCGGAGAGGTGGAGGAGCAGAAAGGCGCGGTCGCGGATGCGCTCGCAGCCTTCGGACTCGTGCTGGAGGAGGACGACGCCGCGGCGCGGGAGCGCGAGTGGCACCTATGGCCCGATTGCCTCGATGCCTTCGAGCTGTTCCTGGCCCTGCAGACCCAATGGGTAGTCGGCATGGCCGGCCCAGTTGGCTTGTCGTATCCGAGCGTTGAGGCGCTGCTGCGGGTTCGCGGGATCAAGGCGCGGGAGCGCACTGAGCGATTCGCCGAGATCCAGTGCCTTGAGCGCGGCTGGCTTCAGGGCTGGCGTCAGAAGCGGGAAGCCGCGAATACCTAGGAGGGCAAACGGTGTCCGAGATCAAGTACCGATTGGCCGTTGACCCGTCGGGCCTGCAGGCGCAGCTCACGGGCGTTGAACGCATGTTCGGCTCCCACTCGGCGAGCGTGTCGCGTGAGCTGGATGCGCTGCGTCTGGCTAGCACGCGATTCGGAGCGACGCACGTTGGCGAGGCGGCGCGAGCCATCGAGGCGACGGACCGCCTCGCGTCCGCGGTGGGCAAGGTGGGCACCGTCACGGGAGCCGTGCTGGGCGGTGTGGGGCTCGGTCAGGTCACATCGGTGCTCTCCGGCATGGCGGACGAGCTGGCTGGCATGGAGGGCCGGCTGAAGCTGGTCACAAGCAGTTCGCGCGAGTACGCGCAGGCGCAGAAGGACATCGCGCAGATTGCTGACGACCAGCGAGCGGGACTGGCCGAGGTCGGCGGCCTGTACACGAAGACAGCCAGCGTCGCGTCTGATCTGGGCGCGAGCCAGAAGGATGTCGCGAAGTTCACTGAGGCGGTGGCTGCTTCGCTCTTGCTGCAGGGCACCAGCGCGAAGGAGTCCGCCGGTGCGCTTTTGCAGCTCGGCCAAGCCATTGGCGGCACGAACCTGCAGGCCGAGGAATTCAATAGCATCCTGGACGGTGCGCGACCGCTTCTGGCGGCTGCGGCGAAGCATATCGACGGAGCCGGTGGCAGCGTGTCCAAGCTCAAGGAGTTGGTGTCCGAGGGCAAGGTGTCGAGCAAGGAATTCTTTGCAGCGGTCGTGCAGGCGAGCGAGGAATTGACCCAGTCCACCTCCAAGCTGCCGCTGACGATCGGGCAGGCGACCACGTTGCTGCGCAACGACGCGCTGCGCATCGTCGGTGACTTCGACAAGGTGACGGGTGCGAGTCGATTGGTAGCCGACGCCATCGGCGCCCTGGGCGCGAATCTCGACGTGCTTGTGGTCGCGGGCGGCGCCGTCGCGGGCGTGATGGCGGGCAAGATGCTGCAGTCGCTGGGCAGCTCTATGGTCGCCAAGATCGCGGATCGTGCAGTCACCATCGAGTTGGCCCGGGCGACGGTACTTCAGACCGAGGCGGCTGTGGCTCAAGCGATGGCCCAGCTCGGCGCCGCTCAAGCCATGAATCTCGGAGTCGGAAGCGCTACAGCGCTCGCTGCTGCCGAGGTGCGGCTGATGCAGGCGCAGACGGCTCGTGCGGCCGCGCAGGCCGGGCTGAATGCCGTCACGTCCGCGGGCGGCATGGCGGCATCGCTTGCGACTGGCGCGCTTGGCCTGCTGGGCGGGCCGCTGGGAATCATCCTCACACTGCTCGGCGCGGGCGCTGCGGCATGGGCGATGTGGGGCAATTCGAGCAAGCAGGCAGCGGACGCAGCCGACACGCTTGGCGGGAAACTGGAGGAATCCGTGAAGCGCCTGGAGCGCGAAGTGGACCTGCTGCGCGAGCGGAACTCACTGAGCAACTCCGGCCAGAGGGCGCTCGCTGGCGGCTCGGACGAGGACGTGCGCTCGATTGCGGCGGCGCGATCGCGTTTGGTTGAGATCGAGGACGAGCTGGCGAAGCGGCGCGGCTGGAACGCGTCCACGCTCGATCTCGAAAACGAGAAGTACGCGCTCAACCTGCACCTCGGGCAGATGAAAGCCTTGGCGGAGGAGAAGGCGCGGCAGCAGGCCATGGCTCAGGAGCGTGAGCAGGGAGACAAGCGGACGAAGTGGCTGGCGCAGCTCGGCGACAAGGCCGTGCAACTTCAACAAGAGCTGAAGAAGGCACGGGCTGACTTCAATGGAGTGGTCCCGCCCGAAGTGGAGACGGCCATTCGCAAGAAGTTCGCGGAACCGGTCAACAAGGCCGCTGCGGACATGGTGAAGGCGGGGACGAAGCTCTATGGCGATCTCACCGCTCAGGGCAGCGGGCTCGCGGCGGACTTCGCCGAGAAGTGGGACAGCCTGAGTGCGGCGTATCGCGCCAGTCGCATCAGTGCCCTGCAGCTGGAGCAGGCGCAGCGCCTGCTGCTGGAGCAGCAGCCCGCCATCAAGGCGAGCATGGAGGCGGAGCAGAAGGCCGCGCAGGCTGCGCGTGAGGAGGTCGAGAAAACCTACGTGGCGATGGTCAAGGCCGCCGAGCAGGATGCGAAGCAGGCGGCCGAGCGTCTCGTGGCCTTGCAACTGGAGGAGGCAGGGGTGGCGCTTGCGGCGCGCGCCAACATCACGCTGGCCGAAGCGGTCGAGCAAGTGCAGATCGCGCGTTTGCAAGAGGCGGCGATGGTCGCGCGCAGCAGCGGCGAGCAGGAGCGGCTCGATGCGATCAACGCGGAGATTGCAGCCCGCCAGAAGCTGGCCAAGCTCGCAGGAGCGAAAGAGCTGCGAGAGCAAGGGAAGGAGGCCGCTGAGTCGCTGAAGCAGTATCTCGGCAAGGACATCGGCGTGGATCTGGCCGCGGGCTTCGACAAGGCGAGCCAAAGCCTGGGGCAGTTCGTCGCGGGCGTGCGCGGGCTGGTGGACGTGCAGCAGGCGCAGGCGCAGGCGCAGGCGATGCGCGACAACCTGAAGGCCAACGGAAGGGACTGGGCCAAGTTCGCCAAGGTTCAGCAGCAGATCACCGACAAGGGCACTACCCAGCAGCTCAATGCCTACGGGAACATCGCCGGCGCAGCGAAGGGCTTCTTCAAGGAGGGGACGAAGGGGTACTCCGCGCTACAGAAAGCGGAGCAAGTGTTCCGTGCCTTCGAGCTGGCGATGTCGGTGAAGTCCATGGCGCAGCGGCTGCTGGAGGTGACCACCGTGACCGCTGCCAAGGTCACGGGCGATCAGCTCGCCGCGCAGTCGAGCGTTGCGTCGGCCGCGCAGCAGGTGGCAGCGAATACCGCCGCAGGTCAGGCAGCGGCCGTCGCAGGCGTCGCCAATCAGGCGATGGGAGATCCGTATTCGGCCATTCCGCGCATGGCGGCCATGGCCGCCATCATGGCTGCGCTTGGGTTCCTCGTCGGTGGCATCGGCGGGGGATCGAAGGCGGACCCAGGCAACACCGGGACCGGCACGGTGCTGGGGGACAGTTCAGCCAAGAGCGCGAGCATCACGAACGCCATCGAGCATTTGGCCAAGAACAGCGACGTGTCGCTGCGCTACAGCCAGGGCATGCTCTCCGCACTCAACACGATTGCAAGCGGCATCAGCGGCCTGTCCGGGCTGATCGTGCGCGATGGAAATCTGACCACGGGCGCAAACTTTGGCGTGCAGGAAGGGACGAAGCTACCCGGTTCCATTTCAAACCCGGCGCTCGCGGGAGTCCTGGGTGGCGCAATCGGAGTGGCCGTTAGCTTGGCAAGCAAGCTGCCGGTCGTCGGCAAAGTGTTGGGTTCACTGTTCGGGTCGAAAACCACGGTGAATGGCACGGGTCTCTACATGGGCAATCAGACCTTTGGGAGCATCGTGACCGATGGCGCGAATCTACAGAACTACATCGACGTCAAGAAGAAGCGCAAGGCTTTGGGCTTCACCTACAGCAGTAGTTCGAGCACGCGGTTCTCAGCGGCAGATCCGCTGTTGCAGCAGCAGTTCGGCCTGATGTTCCAGCAGTTCTATAACGGCATCGAGCTGGCTGCTCAGCCCTTGGGTGCCAACCTCGATGAGGTGCGCAAGCGCCTGTCGTCGTTCGTGGTCAGCATCGGCAAGATTGACCTGAAGGGGCTGACCGGACAGCAGATCCAGGAGAAGCTCACGGCCGTCTTCGGCGCCGCTGCCGACAACATCGCAGGCGCTGCTCTACCCGGCCTCCGAGACTTCCAGAAGGTCGGGGAGGGTTACTTCGAGACCGTTGTTCGGGTCGCCTCCGGCGTTGAGTCGGCGCGGTCTGTTCTGGACCGATTGGGCGTGTCCGCCGTCGCATACACGAACGTCGTGAACAAGCAGGGCGATGTTGGCACCGAGGTTATCAGGGAGAGCCTGCTGGCCTGGGAGCATGCGCGCTACGGGCTGACCACAGGCGTCGGGGACATCGTGGAGGCGTTCAGCGGCTCGGCGGACGAACTGGCGACTCTGTGGGGGAGCCTGGCCGGAATGCGGGATGGGCTGCGTGCCGTTGGTGTCGATGTGCGGTCCCTGGGCGCGGAGATGATCCGCGGCGCTGGGGGCGTTGACGCCCTCAGCGACGGTCTTCAGGTCTACTTCGACAAGTTCCTGACGGAAGGCGAGCGCACATCGGAGATGTCGCGGCGGCTGTCAGAGAAGTTCTCTGCACTGGGCCTGTCGATGCCATCGTCCATCGACGGCTTTCGGCGGCTCGTGCAGGGGATCGACACCAGCACCGCCGCGGGCCAGGAGTTGTTCGGCCGCGTCATCACGCTGTCCGGCAGCTTCGCCGCGCTGCAGGAGGTGCTGGCCGGCGCGGCCGAGTCGTCCAGCCAGCTCGTCGCTGATCGCCTGCAGCTCGAGAACGAGCTGCTGCAGCTGCAGGGGAATACCGCTGAGCTGAGGCGCCGTGAATTGACAGGCATGGATGCGAGCCTGCGCCCCTTGCAGGAGCGCATCTGGGCCTTGCAGGACGAGCAGGCGGCGGCCCAGGCCGCAGCTCAGTCGCAGCAGCAGCTGGCCAGCCAGCGCGAGAGCCTGGAGGGACAACTGCTGCAGCTTCAGGGCAATACCGCCGAGCTGCGCCGCCGCGAGCTGGAAAAGCTCGATGCGAGCCTGCGTCCCCTGCAGGAGCGCATCTACGCCCTGCAGGATGAGCAGGCGGCTGCCCAGGCTGCGGCACAGGCTCAGCAGCAGCTGGCCAGCCAGCGCGAAGGCTTGCAGTCGCAGCTGCTCCAACTGACGGGGACCACTGCGGAGATCCGAGCGGCCGAGCTAGCGAAGATGGACGCCAGCCTGCGGCCTCTGCAGGAACGCATCTGGGCCATTCAGGACGAGAAGGTGGCAGCGGAGGCCGCGGCGGAGGCTGTGACGCGCGCGAGCGAGGCATGGGAGCGATTGGGCGACGGGATTGAAGAAGAGATCAACCGCATCCGCGGACTGCTCTCGGATAGCCCGGACTCCAGCCTGAGCACCTTGCAGGCGCAGTTCGCAATCGACACTGCGGCAGCTCGTGCCGGCGATCAGGAGGCGGCGGCCCGGCTGCCGCAGCTGAGCGGTTCGCTGCTGGAGGCCGCGGCGGCAAATGCGAGCAGCTCTGTCGAGCTGCGTCGCCTGCAGGCGGCCACGATGGCCAGCCTGGAGGCGACGCTGACGGAAGTCCGTGCTCGGCAGAAGCAGCAGGGAGTGGTCTCCGCCGCCGTCATGGCTGGCGGCGCGGCGGGCTATGACGCGTCCCTGATCGCAGGCGGTGCTTCGGCCGCAGCCTCGCCGAATGACGAGCTGCTGCAGGAGGTTCGCAAGCTGCGGTCCGAGGTGGAGCAGTTCAGAGCCGAGCAGGAAGCCTCGCAGTTCGCCATCGCCTCCAGCACGCAGCGTGCGGCCAAGGTGCTTGAGCGCGTGTCCCCCGCGGGGGATGCGCTGGTCACGCGGGAAGCGGCGGCCTGACGTACAACCGCCCGGCTTCGGCCGGGCTTCTTCTTCGAGCCATGAAAGTGATCCGACCTATGAAGGTGACGGATGCGGCGCTGCTTCGCAGCAACGTGCCCGAGACCGATCATCCCGCCTGGGCGGCAGCCACCACCTACAAGAAGGGTGACCGAGTGGTGGTGGCTGCAACCCATCGGCGATACGAAAGCCTCACCGATGGGAACACTGGCAAGGCGCCGGCCGCGAGCCCGACTGCGTGGGTAGACGTTGGCGCCACGAATCGCTGGGCCGCGTTTGACGCGGCAGTGGGGACCACGACCTCGATGCCTGCGCTGATCGACATCACGATTCAGGGCGAAGGTCGCGTGAACGCCGTTGCCGTGATGGACATGGAGGCGACCAAGGTTCGCGTCCGTGTGACCGACAAGGTTGATGGGCTGGTGTACGACCGCACCGTCGATCTGGTCAGTGCGAGCGGCATCAGCGACTGGTATGCGTACTACTTCGAGCCGATCCTGCGGCGTCGCGATCTGGTGTTGTTTGACTTGCCGCCCTACAACGACGCGCAGGTGCAAATCGAGATCATGAACAGTGAGGGCGATGCCAGCGTGGGCGTGGTCGCTCTGGGTCAGCAACACGAGCTGGGCGATACCAAGTTCGGTCTCAGCCTCGGGATCACCGACTACAGCGTGAAGGAGCGCGACAGCTTCGGCGAGTGGCGCGTGGTGCAGCGCCCCTACAGCAAGAAGCTGCGCGCGCCGATCCGCATTCGGGCTGGTGACGTTGATCGTGTCTTCCGTCTGCTCGCGCAATACCGTGCCGTCCCGCTCGTTTGGGTGGCGACGGCGCTCTACGACGCCTCCATCGTCTACGGCTACTACAAGGACGTGGACATCGTGATCTCCGGGCCGAAATGGTCCGACTGCTCCCTTGAAATCGAGGGGCTCATCTAATGCCGATCTACGACATTACTTCCCTGCCGCCTGCTCCGAATCGGCAGCAGTCGCCCGAGGCGTTCGTGCTCGCGGCGGACAAGCATGTTGCGTCGCTGACCGTGATGGTCAAAGAGCTCAACACCGCCTTCGACCAGGTGGATGCCAGCGTTGCTCGGGCTGACGCCGATGCGGTTGCAACGGCAACTGATCGCGCGGCAACGCGTGCTGATCGGGCTGCGGCCCAAACGAGCGCGGAACTGGCTGCCGCCTACGCTGGCGCTGCGGCGTGGAGCGCTCCGGCGGTCTATCCGGCCGACGCCGTCGTCTACTCGCCGTCGGACCGCATGCTGTACCGCCGCAGGTCTGCGGGCAGCTCAGCCACTGACCCCGCCGCGGACCGGGCCAACTGGGCATCCGTGATCCTGGCGGTGGCCGGGAATGCCGTTTGGCACGCGGGAAACTTCAACCCCGCGGACTACCTGCCAATTGCAGGCGGAACGCTGCGCGGTGCGTTGACGGTTAATGGCGTCGTGCAAGCTGCAGGTGGCGCGGGCTTTGTGAGCACTGCCTACGTCGTGGACCAGCGCAATCCCATCTGGCGTTTCGGGAACGCCGATGCATACGGCCTTAGCTACTTCCAGGGTAGCGCTGGATGGGGCGGGGATGACTCCATCGGCATCCACTTCGGGACGCCCACCGCGGCGGGTTCAAAGTTCACCTTCCGCCAGAACGGCGACTTCTATGCCGCTGGTGGGCTCTATGCCGCGGGCGGAAAGGTGGTTTGGCACGCCGGCAACTTCGCCCCTGCGAACTATGCACCCCTGCAGTCGCCAACCTTTCCCGGACAGATTGAGGTGCAGGGGCCGAGCTATTTCCGCGGCAACCTGCATGTCCTGAACTCGACCGAGAACGGCTGGTGGAACGTGATTGACCGAAACGGTGGAAGCCCCATCGTGTCGGCCGCGACTTTCAACGTCGCTCAGAACGGAAGACTGTCGTTCAACCCGAACGGGACGTGGGGCGGGGTGCTCGTCGTCGGCGGCGATGGAGTCAATGGCCTCACCCGTACCGACAAGCTGGCGAGTGTTGTGGCGACCAACGGAACTCTGCATCTGGACCCTGGTGTGAACCGGGGCGTGTTCCTCAACTGGCACTCGGGCTCAGGGGTCGTAGTGGGCAACGGCAGTGGAGCCCAAGTCGCGGCCATCGACGTTGGCGGCAACATGAATCTGTCGGGCGCGCTGACGGTGTCGAACGGGAACGCCGTGGTGGCCAACCGCTACACCGTGGCCAATGCGAGTCCAGCGGACTCGATCAGTGGCACGGCACCGTGGTACGGCGTGGGGTATGTCGCCAACCTCTTCGGAAACGGGGGCAACGGGGTGCACTTGGCCGGCTACTACGGACTCCGGATGCGGAGCGCTGATGCGACCCTCGACGTCAGTCAAGGCGGTGTGATGGCGTATACGTCACCGGCTGGCTCATACGGCATGCTCCAGCTGTTCGGGACGGCCGGTGACGCCCAGGAGATCTCTATCCACTTCCGTGCGTCCAACGAGGCGAGGGATGGCGGCTGGACGGTGGGGCGCTACTCCGATCGCTTCTTTTGGTACAAGAACAGCGCCCAGCGCATGGGACTGTTCAACGACGGGACGCTCGGCGTATCGGGGCGGATCTTCGGCAACGACGTGAACCGCGCCGGAAATGGCCTGGGCCGAATCACTGTGTCCACCGGCACGCCGTCCGGCGGCGCCCAGGGCGACATCTGGGTGATGTACTAATGGGACGCGCGCTGCACTTCAACGATGGCGCGGCGTGGCGACGTGCTCGTGCCCTGTGGGTCCATGACGGCGCTGCGTGGAGGAAGGCTCGCGCCGTGTATGTGCACGACGGCACGGGCTGGCGACAGTCCGCAGCGAGCCAACCCACCAACTTCAGCGGTCGTGCGGCCGATTACTTCATCGGGATGATCGGCGCATCGGCCTGTAGCTGCAGCATCGACAGCGACGGCTATGTCTCGTTCTCCGGCAACGAGAGTGGGCCCAACACGGTCTGGTACGACGCGCCGGTCTCCGGCATTGGTGCGGAGCATTGGGTACGTGCGACCGTCGTCAGCGGGCAAAGTCCGAACAACGGCTCCGCGATGAACACGTGGCTCCCGCTCGGCGGTGTGCAAGGGTGGGGCTACGCAACGTCCCAGCAGGGGGCGACCGCAGGTCGCTCCGGAACCCTTCGATTCGATATCAGCAGCGACGCGGTCGGCAACAACATCGTGTGTTCCGGCACCGTCGAATTTTCCGCCTTCAGAGAGGCGTAAGAGAGACAAAGGAGAGAGGCTATGCCCAACTATCGCGAGAACCAGACCAGCGCCATTTCGTGGCGCCGGGCCTTCAGCGGCGTCATCCATAACCCACTTCCAGGCGGCGGCGAGCCACGCATCGATTTCACCGAACAGGATGTGATCACTGCGGACGGCAAGGTCATCGGCCTGACACAGGTGTTTGACTTCGAGACTGTCTCGGTCGCCTTCGATCCGGCCGGCGTGATCGCGCTGCGCGATCCCGAATCGGGGGAACTGACGGGCGAGACCATGACGCATCTGCAGCTGCGCGCGGCGTTGCATTCCCTCTACATGATCGGCGCGCAGGCGCGCGATGAACGAGCTGCCGCGGCGACTGCTGCTCAGGCGGCGATCCAACAGCCCAGCGGCAACTGAGACCATGGCACCGAACAACGAACCGATCATCACGATCACGCTTGCACTGAGCGGCGTGAATCTGCTCCTCGCTGGCGCCGCGAAACTGCCCTACGAGCACTGCGCCGCAGTCCTGCACGAGGTGCAACGACAGGCCGGGGAGCAACTGCAGCGCCAGCACGCGCAACATGAGCAGGGGCGGCCTCGCCAGCCGATGGATACCAGTTCGGAAAGCTGAGCCTCAAGTCTCTCTCCCTCTCTCCATTTCAGCCCGCCCTGGCCAAGAGCCGCGGCGGGCTTTCTTTTGTTCCCTTGGAGAGATCCATGAGCGTGAAAACGCAAGCAGCCGACGCGGCCCTCGCGGCGTCGGCGAGTAAGGCCACCTACGGCGGCGCAGCGAGTTCTGGGCTCGGCGTCGTGTTCTCCAGTGAAGCCGCGGCCCTTGCCGGTGCGCTGGTGGCAGTCCTGGGCCTGGTCATCAACCTCTATTTCCGGCGCCGGCAGGACCGGCGCGAAGAGCGCGAGCACGAGCTGCGCATGCGATCAGTCAGTCCAGAGGTGATCGCGAGCAGCGGCTGCCGCGGCCACTGCCATCCCAACGAAAGGAGCGGACGATGAAGCTGTCCGAGCACTTCACCCTGGCCGAGTTCACGGCCAGCTCTACGGCCGCGGAGCGCGGCATTCAGAATGTTCTGCCCGCAGTGCTGCTGGAGGAAGCGAGGCGCACTGCGCAGATGTTGGAGCGCATCCGCGCCGAGCTGTCCGCGATGAAGGGGTGCGACGTGCCCGTGCTGGTCAGTAGCGGCTATCGCAGCTTCGAACTGAATCGCGCCGTGGGCAGTAGCGCGACCAGCGACCACATCAAGGCCATGGCCGCTGATTGGTCGGCGCCCGCGTTCGGGACCCCCTACGAGGTTGCGAAGGCCCTGGCGCCGCTGGTGCGTGGTCTGGGCGTCGGGCAACTGATCTACGAGAAGCCCGGCCGAACCGCATGGGTGCATACGTCCACCCGCATTCCGGCCGCGCCCGTTAATCGTGTCATCACCATTGGCCCTGCTGGAGCGCTGCTGGGCATTCAGGAGGTCTGACCATGATCGTTCAACAGGACAAGCTGAAACACGCCCTGGCGGGCCTTCTGGCCGGCCTGACGGGCATGGCGTTGGCCACGGTGGCCCCCGTGGTCGCTGGGGAGGCTCCAGACCTGATCGGCGCCGCTTCGGGAGCGCTGATCGCGTCCACCGTAGCCGGCTTCACCAAGGAGGTGGCAGACTACCAAGACAACAAGATCCAGCCGGGGATGCACGGCGTCGAACTGGCCGACGTGCTGGCCACGGCGGTGCCCGGCTGGCTGCTCGCGCTGCTGTTGATGGCACTGAAGGAGGTGATGCGATGAGCGAGCTGCAGAAGCTGCTGGGGAAGGTCGCTCCGTGGATCGCGGCCGCTGCGGCTGGACCGGGTGGCCTGGCGATGCAGGCGCTGCGCACGGCAGCCGAGGCGCTGGAGGCGCCGGGCGAGACCGCGGCGCATGTGACCGAAGCGATCGCGCGAGCCTCGTCGGAACAGCTGGCGAAGCTGCGGGAGGCGGAGCAGGGGTTCCAGTTGCGCATGCGCGAGCTGGGTTTCAGCAACCATCAGGCCTTGACCCTGGCGGCCACACAAGACCGAGCGGATGCCCGCAAGCGGGAGGCGGCAACGGGCGACAGCTTGACGCCGCGTCTGCTTGCGGGTGCCATCGTCGCGGGATGGTTCGTGGTTCAGGCGTGGCTGCTCGCGCATGTGGTTCCCGCGGAAATGCGGGAGATCATCATGCGGACGCTGGGGACCCTGGATATGGGCCTGGGGCTGGTGCTGGGCTACTACTTCGGCAGCAGCAACCCGCGAGCGCCACACCCGGTGGAGGAACAGCGCAAGGGGTGAGCGTCAGGCGGGCAGGGCGGCGAACTCGGCGCCTGCCACCCATCCGCCCTTCTTGTCGATTCGGAGCAGTCGGGCTTTCCCGCCCTTTGCCCGGAGTAGCACGTCCATGGTGCCCGCAGGCGTGGTTTGCGGATCGATGCCGATCCGGTAGACCACGATCTGGTCGAATGTGTCGGCGATGAGTTGCCGCGCTCTCAGTCTCGACTCTGTATCGAGCGTTTCGACGCCGGCAGCAAGTTCTCGCCACCGGTCCTCGGAGCCTGTGATGTCCACGCGCGCTGCGTCGGCCAGAGCGCGCTCCGCTGTCTGCAGTTCGTGCTCAAGATGGCCGCGCTGTTCCTCCATTTCCTTTGCTCGGCGCACGAAGACAGCCGGTGCGCTGCCTTCATCGTCAAGCATGGCCTGCGTCAAGCGGTCCAACTGGCTGTCGATCTTCTTGAGCTTTTCCCTTGCAGCGATGACGGCAGCTCTCGGAGCGGCCGTTGCGTCTCCGGAATACAGTGATTGAAGATTGAGCATGTCCGAACAAAAGTTCATCAAGGCGCGCTCAATGGGCGCAGCGGAGCACGAACTACGAACAGGGCACTTGATTGCGCCATTGTCGCTACAGCACTGCAGACGGCGGTTGCCATCCGGCACACTGCCGTCAGCCTTCATTCTTGCAGTCATGGTCTGCGTCTTCTTCGACGCTCCGCAATAACCGCAAATGGTCACGCCGGCCCCGGTGAGGATAGCCGGGATGGAGCGTCGAATCCTTTTTCGTGATCGCTGACCAACGAGGACCTGAAGCTCATCCCATTCGCTCTTGGGTACGACTGCTGGGTAGTAGCCCTCCAGCACAAACGTCTCGCCGTCGAGATCCAGGTGCTTCTCCCCCTTCAGTGCCGGATGGGAGAGTAGTCGTGACATCTGCCCGGACCGGGCTTCGGAGGTTCCAAGCTCCAAGCCGCGTACCTGTAATTCTTGAATGATTGGTCCTAGTCCGACACCGGAACGGAAGCGCTCAATTGCGTAGCGGTAGGCCTCGGCTCGTTCGGGAATCAGTTCCCATTTGCCGTCCTGCACCCGTAGCCAGCCGGGGGTCTGTCCATAGCGAATGAGTCCCCGGTACGTGCCCTCTGCCCAGCCGCGGCACATCCGTCGGATGGCGTCGCGCACCCGCTTGCTCTTGGTGGCGCTCTCTTCGTGAGCGCGAATCATCACTAGAAGGCTGTAGACCAAATCCATGGGATTCGCCTTCAGGCTCTCTCGGCTGTACTGCTTGTTGTCACCCGCCGTGACCACCGTGATGCCCGCAGTGATGATCTGGGCTAGTTGGCCCTGCGCCACCATCGGCTCGGCACGCGAGAGCCGGTCTAGACCCTCCACGACCAGCACGGACCCGATGGGCACCTTTTCGTCCTCAACGGCTTTCAGGAAAGCGCCCAATGCTCCCCGCTTGACGTGCTTCTGATGGTAGGCGGATAGCCCTTCATCCCTCATGCTGAGCGATTCGTCCAGGGTGAGGCCATTCTGCTTTGCCCACTCCTGAGCGTAAGCGCGTTGGCGGTCGCTGCTGGCGCCTGTGGCCTGCTTGGCGTCGCTGAATCTGAGATAGCTGTAAACCCTCGCTCGCATTGAACCTCCGTCGAGCGCGAAAGTTTAGCTTCGCTGCTTGACGCTTGGACCTACACGAAATGTGTACAGAGAGCGGGCCGGAGCGAAAAGAACTGATCTCGATTTGTGGACGCCTCAACAAGCTCATTGGGTTCTGGCTTGGTGGCTATATCTCGCCTTATGGATGATTGGACTGTTGAGAGCGATATAGATCCACAATCCTTTGAGCCTCCGTTTCAACCCTCTTAACGACCTCCGAGGGCGTGCCGGATGGTGGAGCGTTGATCGAAAACCCCTGCCTGATTAGGTCGTCGGCCATTTCTGAGCCGAGACTTTGTTCGCCTCGCTGGATTTTTCCTGCTGCTAACGAATAGATCCACTGGTCCTCTTTGGAGAGCTTGTAGTTCCCCCCTTCGAGTGCTAGGAGCTGAATCGATAACAAATGACCGGACCTCGCGTCAGAAATGGCATTCGAGAGCGCGATGCGCCAGGTCTCGGGATCGTTGTTCTCCCCTTCCTTGCCAGTCGCCAAGTACTTATATCCGGCGCCTGGTGTGTTCTCAAGAACGGCAAGTTTAAGAAGTTGAGTTCGGTTGGCTTTCAGTTGTGGGGTAACACCTTGACATGCACGTTGTTCGTCTTGGAAGTGGGCGGCGGCTTGTGCGTAACCCGCTCTAAGCCTAGCCTCCGTCACTGTGTCCTTCCGATCGAAAGCAATGCGCGCAACCGAATCAATACTGTCACACCAGTCAAGCTTCTGAACGGCATATAGGGCGCGTTTGCCATCTTGACTGTCCAGTATCGATTGGATTATGGGTGCGTATGGGGGCTCGGGTTCGATCGGCCTGGATTCCTGTACTTGCGGGCCCAACGTTGTGGCGGCAGAAGCGGTCGCATTTTGCGCGGTGCGATCTGCGCCGACATCTAATGACGGGTTCCCAACGCCTGAGTCATCCGTCCTGTGAGCGAGCTTGACTCTATCTGCTGACTCACCCGCATTCCCGTTCCACCACGCAGCGCATACGGAAACGACAACAATACTGACTACTGTAATCGTGGCGGCTACTTGCTTCATTCGCGTTGGTCCATATATTTGTGCGCCCGTGGGCCCGCTGAAGTGATTACCCGTTCGCTACGCAGGATGCATAGTCACCGATGCAAGCATCTTTATTTCTGTTCTCGAAATATTCGGCTGCGGCGGCACATGCGCTCATCGCGGCGGCGAAGATGATCATTCCCCAACCCGGCTTTTGAATCTTCATCTGGTCAACGGCTTTGGTGCACGCTCCGAAAATAAGGGGTAGCTTTTCGCCGGCCTTTGCCATGCAAGCGTCTAGGCCGCGCTGGCATGCCTTCACGCGATCGGGATCGGGTGGCGTGAAGACTTCGACATAGGGCATTGCAGGTTGCACAATGTCTCGCCACAAAATCGAATCGTCAACCCGCTCTCGGGTGATCTCCACCTTTGGCAACTCAGCAACATCTAGAACAAACGAGTCGCCGCCCATTTGGCAGGGTTCGAGAGCGTTAGTCGTGGGAGGTTTCTGCGTCCCACGTGTTGGGGCGGCAGCGGACGTCTTGATTAAGACTGTCTTGCCTGCTGAGTCCATGGCGCCGATTATGTTCCCGTCAGCCCCTCGTACGATTTTGAATTGCTTGTCGCCAATCGTGATGGTTTCCAGTTTTCCGGAGGACGATGTGGTCGATATTCAGCTTCTCGAAGTGCCGGGTCAGGGGTGGTGAGGAATTCGTCGTTGAAGCAGTACGCGTAAGCATTGCCTGCAGTCGTCAGGACGAGTCCGACAAAAAGAATGATCCTATTGAACACGTTTTCTCCCTTTTGCATCAATTGCGCGGATGCGCCTGAGCATGATTGGGCAGGCGCCAAGTAGCGGGAGTCGTGCAAACCCTTCCCTCCTTTGGGGGCGCTAAAAATGGGGATGGCAAATGCATTCGCTCGCAGGGCCGGGCTTTCGCACCAAGTGGTCCAGCGGTTCGACGCGGCAGGCGCGAGACGATGCGGTCTCCTGTAGCCGCCTGCTGATTAAGGCATCGCCGTGCTCGACATCAGCCGGAAGGCCATTTCGAACTCAGCTCGGTGTACTGGAGCGGTCCAACTTCGAGTCTTCGTGGCAACTTCTGTCCCCCGAGAGATGTACGGTACGGGCGTCGCGATGACCAGTCGGTGTTTGCCGGGCCTGAGGCGATGCACGAGCCGCGTACGTAGAAGGTGCAGGAGAAAAAAATGGCCTCGACAATGCCGAGGCCACAACAGCTCATCGCGTTTTGACTTGCCGCATGCTCAGGGAGGGAGGAGCATGGAGCGCAAAGCGCTCGGGACGAATTCTAAGCTGTCGCCTGCAATCAGAGCGGAGTTCGGTCAAAGACGAGAATCTGCTCTCCGAACTCAGCGACTGACTTGTCCTTGATCGAATCCATCGCCATTCCAAGCTCAACGAGATCATTTCCGTAGTCGGCCTGGACATCTTCGTCCGTGGTCGTATTACAGATGGTCCGCCACTTCTCTTTCAGCTCGGCCATCGCGAGGAGGACCAGCCTGGCCTCCCACTCCAGTAGCTCCACCGTCACTTTGCTCATACCTGCGCCCCTTGCTTGTAAAACACTCTGGTTGCCTTCAATGCTAGCTCCTCCAGCAGTCCCTTGTACTTGCCAAGCGGCATGTCCGAGGTCGGGGCGATACAGAAGTGGCCGGGCTTGTCATTCACAAGCTTGAGGCCCGTCGGGAACGGCGTACTTGGGGCAAATTTCCACACCCAGCCGCTCATGTCGGTGCGTGCGATCCCGTCCTTGTCGAAGACACTGATGCCCTTGTTGTTCGCGATCACAACGGTGATCCCGTTAATCACTGTCTGCCGGACATCATGCGGGCGAACGTGGGCGAGTTTGGGGCTAGACGAATTTCCGAGGCGGAACACCTCTTCGGGGACAATGAAGAACTCTTTGGGGAACATCGAGCGACCTGCTGAGAGTTGACTCAGCGAGTGGACATCGCGCTCAACAACTCAGCTAGTGACGTAAGTCCTTCTGCAGCGACTGATCGCCGAGATTCGTATCACGCCCGGGGTTCAGCTGCGGGCAGTCTCGCTAGTTCGGCTAGGAAAAGGTAAGTCTGAATCATCACCATGCGAGCCTCTTCGACGGTAACGTCTGCGTGAACCCCTTTGCAGGCCTTTTCATAGACGGCATCTAGCCGGGCTGCAAGATGTCCAAGTTGAGTCTTGATGAGCTGACGGGTCGATCCGCTTGCGATCCGGGCGTCGGCGTATGCCAAGAGTCGATTGTTGTACTGCTCGGCCCCAACCTTTCTCGGCCGGTTGTCGGAACCCACATACTCACCGGTCTGCGCTGGGAAAAGTGAGTCCGCAACCGTGTTGAGCACTCTGCGGCAGGACGTCAAACTTGCGGATAGCGCTTCATCTGTCCCCTCACGCAAGCGGTCATTTGCAGCTAGCAGTTGTTCCGCAGCCTTGGGTGCATGATCGCGGATGAACGCGTCGGTAATCTGACGTGCCGACTCAAAGAGATCTTCGACTACATCACCGAACTCCAGGGCAATCAACGTGTCCGCCGCAAACCGGTACAGGTGCGACTTCATGCGTTCAAAGATCGCGACTGACCCTGTTAGCGTGTCGCGAGCGTTGGCAATTTGTGCCGATACGCCCTGGTGCAGTTGCTGGGTGGATCTCAGTTCCATGAAGTTGGCCGTTTTCGTAGCAACTGGAGCTTTGAACTTGTCCAGTACCGCGCGGTTGGCATCCACCTGGGCCTCAAGCGCTGGCAAGCTGGTTCGGAAGACTTTATGCCCTTCTCCCACGAGCGCGCGATGAGCGTACTTCTCGCAAGAGCCCAGCTCGGTCAAGGCCAAAGTCTCAGGGTAGCCGCGGCTCTCCAGGTCGAGCCAGCGCTGCGCGTCGGAGTCGCGCAGGAGGCGCGCCAGCCGCTGCGCCTTCATCAGATTCTGCGCGATGGAAACGACGCCGGACTCCAGGTCGTCCACCAGTTCTCGGGCCACAACCAATGCCTCGGCACGGCGGTCGGACCTCTCGTTCACAGAAGCCACAGCTCCTCCCTAATGTTTATCTTTGTAGGGTGACGCTTGCGTTGTACACGAAGCGTGTACAGGACCGAGGACGTGGCTTCAGCGTTTCAGCGTCTGTCTTGCCTTCTTTGCGTCCGCATCCAGTTTCCCCCGGATGCGTGCACAGCTGCTCAACTGATCGGGACCACTTCGGCTCGATGTATACATTTGATCGTACGCGCTCTGGAAATGCTCACGCCGCTTAACGTCGGGAAGCGATGCAAGGTACGCAGCTGCGACTGCCGCCCCATCCGTCGCGGGCCACTTGCACGCTTCGCCGATGCCGACACGTGATGCCAAGGATAGAAGGGCGCTGTGAGCTTCGTCGATTCCTTCTCCGCATAGTGCGTCGAGAGGCGCGGCAGCCTCGCCTGCGCGCTGGCAGTCCCATTTCGTAAAGCCAGTCTTGCCGGTGGTGGAGTTGCTCCACCAGATTGCGAGAGGTGCGTATGGCTCCCAGCCGCCGCTAGCAAAGAACTGCCGGGAGTTTTCGGTGTTGGGGAGTCGGTCGCCGGCCAAGAAAAAACCGATCACACAAATCTGCTGGTTGCGGCAGAGCGTGGAGACCGCGTCGTCATAGGTCGCTCGATCTTGTGCCTTCATGCCGTCGATCTCAACAAACTTGGCTTGGAGGCCGTCGTTTAGTTGACCCGCGACATGCCAGTGGGCTCGTTCAGGAGAGGCATCGCAACCCGCGAGCGCGAGAAGCAAGCAGACAGCTAGTGAATTACGCTTCATCGGAGCTCCCTGGGCGCTCCATGATCTACGGCCACGGATGCAACCTGTTTATCTTTGTAGGTTGAGGCTTAACTCGGCCCGCGAAGATCTGGCTCCG